TATATATTTATATATATTAGATAACAATTCACAAAAATAAAAAAGAGCTGGCGAAAGCAATTAAGTTTACAAAAGAAGAAGTACAATCAGTAAATGATTTAAGACAAGATGTTGCAAATGTGTTCACACGTTTAGGGCAACTTCAAATTGAAAAGAAAAGAAGGATTGAAGAAATCGAAGTTGTAGAACAAGATTTATTAAATCAACATTCTACATTAGTAGAAAAAGAACAAACAATGTTTAAAGGTTTAAATGAGAAGTATGGTGATGGAAATTATGATCCTGCAACTAATACATTTACTCCAAATGAAGAAAAAGAAGAAGTTTTAGAAGAAACCGAAGTATAATTTATATTTTCAGAAAAGTTAATTATACTTATATAAGAGTATTAATATTCAACACAACATAACAAGGAGTAAAATAACATGGCAGAAAAAATTGTATCACCTGGGGTATTTACGAGAGAAAATGACCTTTCTTTCTTATCACAAGGAGTTGGAGAAATCGGAGCAGCTGTAATAGGACCTTTTCACAAGGGACCTGCATTCGTACCAACCATTGTTAACACCCAATCGGAATTCGAACAAATTTTCGGTACACCTGATGGTTCATACTATACAGGATATACCGTACAAAACTATCTTAGAGAAGCAGGAACAGTAACTATTGTTCGTGTTGGTCATCAAGGTGGATATACCCAAACAGCACCAGTCGCTATAGTAAGCGTTGATGATGCATCGGTATCACAAATAGTAGGAACATTATTTGAAACACACAATGGAAGTGGAACATTAGCAGGTAGTACACTAGCTGCATCTGTATCAGCTTCGGCATTTGAAATAACTCTAGTAGGTGAATCTGGTATATCAGCTTCTATCAATCCAGCAGATGGAAATGATTTAGGTGATGTATTTGGTGTTAACCCAAGAGGAACTAAAGATGGATACGTTTATAACTACTTTGAGAAAGCATCAGCTGATGCAGTTGCAAGTGGACAAACACAAGTATCTATTATTACACTAGCAGACCAAGCGTTTACTACTGATGTACAACATTCTTCAACACCATGGATACAATCTCAATTAGTATCTGGTGAAAGAAGTAATTTATTTAAATTACATACTATCGGTGATGGTACTGTATATAATAAAGAATACAAAGTATCTATATTCAATGTAAAAGCAGCAGGTTCATCTAATGCAACCGATTACGCTACTTTCTCATTAATGATTAGAGGATATAAGGATACAGATAAGAGAAAATCAGTATTAGAAACATATAATAACTTAAACTTAGACCCAGCTTCTCCTAATTACATCAAAAAAGTAATTGGTGATAGAAACTTAGTAATAGATGCTAATGGAAAACAAACTGAAAATGGTGATTACCCTAATCGTTCTAAATTCGTAAGAGTTGAAACGGTTGCTGAAGGTTCTCATCCTATCGTTGCTGGACCATTTGGACATGCTAAATATTACAATCCAATTTTAGTTGGTAATATTGGTGCACATGGTTTAGGTGAATCTATTATACCATCTGTATTATTTGCAACTGGTTCTGATGCTAACACATCATCTAAATCTACAGTATTTAGTGGTATTGATTTAGAAACACCTCAAGTTAAAATAGATAACAACAATTACTTATCTCCAGTACCAACCGGAGCAACACAAGGTGGAAATACAGCATTTGCATTTGATGGTACGGTAAGTGTAGTTGGTGGTACTAATGCATTTGGATTTGAACTAACTGGTTCACTTTCATCTGATATGAACAAAAGACAATTTACAGTAGGTTTCCAAGGTGGATTTGATGGGATTGACCCAACAGTATCTATTGATTTAGGAACTTCTATATCAAGTGGTAACTCACAAGGGTTTAACTTATCAACTTCAACTGCAGTAGGTTCTGTTGCATATGTAAAAGCAATTGCATCAGTATCTAACCCAGATGATTTTGATATCAACTTGGTATCTGTACCTGGAATCGTAAGAAGACATCATTCTTATGTATTTGATAAAGCAGTTGATATGTGTGAAGCTAGAGAAGATTGTTTCTTCATTGGTGATGTAGTTGGAGCAGGTGATTCAATATCACAAGCAATCGAACAAGGTGCAGCAATTGATTCTAACTATGTAGGTACATACTACCCATGGGTTAAAACAATTGATTCAAGAACTAACAAGTTAATTTCAGTTCCACCATCAGTATTGATGCCAGGAATATATGCTTCTAACGATGCAGTTGCAGCCGAATGGTTTGCACCAGCAGGTTTAAATAGAGGTGGTATAGTAGGTGCTATATCTGTATTAAACAGATTAACACATGCTGAAAGAGATGAATTATATGAAGGAAAAATTAATCCAATCGCTCAGTTCCCTGGAGAAGGTATCGTAGCATTTGGACAAAAGACTCTTCAAGATAAAGCATCGGCACTTGATAGAATCAATGTTAGAAGATTGATGATTAAAGTTAAGAAGTATATAGCTTCTACATCAAGATACTTAGTATTTGAACAAAATACTTCTACAACAAGAGGTAAATTCTTAAATACTGTGAATCCTTATTTAGAAGGAATACAACAAAGACAAGGATTGTATGCATTTAGAGTGGTAATGGATGAGAGTAATAACACACCAGATGTAATCGACAGAAATATATTGGCTGGACAGATTTTCTTACAACCAACTAAAACTGCTGAATTCATCGTGTTAGATTTCAATATCTTACCAACTGGAGCATCTTTTACGGCATAATTAATTAAAAATAAAAAAACCTTATATTTATTAATATAATAGGAGAAAAACAACATGGCAGAAGTATTAGAATTTAACGATATGTTTTATACCAATTTCGAACCAAAGATGAAAAATCGTTTCATCATGGAAATCGATGGTATCCCTTCATATCTAATAAAAACAGCAAATAGACCTTCAATTCAGTTTGAAACTATTACCCTAGACCACATTAACGTTAAACGTAAATTAAAAGGTAAGGGAGAATGGCAAGATGTAGAGATTACATTATTTGACCCAATCGTTCCAAGTGGAGCTCAATCAGTAATGGAATGGGTGAGAACATCACATGAATCTATTACAGGTAGAGATGGATATGCAGATTTCTATAAGAAAGATGTACAAATATATCTATTAGGACCAGTTGGTGATAAGATTGAACAATGGACTCTTAAAGGTGCATTTATCAACAATGCAGTGTTTAATGATTTAGATTGGAGTTCAAATGACCCAGCAGAAATCACATTGACATTATCTTATGATTACGCTATCTTAGAATTCTAATAAGAATTAAAAATATATTTACTGAAAAGGTTCTCTTTGTGAGAACCTTTTTTTTTCTCATTTTTCAAAAGTTATATATTTATATACGAACAAAATAAACAAAGTTATGGCAAAATTCGATTTTCCAACGGAAGTAATAGATCTTCCATCACAGGGTAAACTTTATCCTGAATCTAGTCCTTTATCAAAGGGTTCAATAGAAATAAAGTATATGACGGCTAAAGAAGAAGATATATTAGCCTCACAAAATTTAATAAAAAAAGGTGTTGTACTTGATAAATTATTTGAATCAGTTGTTGTTGGTACTGGTGTAAATGTTAATGATATATTCATTGGTGATAAGAATGCAATTCTTTTAGCAACTCGTATCTTAGGATATGGAAAAGATTATCATGTAGAAGTGAATGACCCATTTACTGGAGAAACACAAAAAGTAAACATAGACCTTTCAGCAGTACAGATTAAAGAAATTGATGTAGATGGACTAAATTCAGAAAACAGATATGAATTTGATTTGCCACTTGGTAAGAAAAAAATCATATTTAGATTATTAACACATAAGGATGAAATTGATATTAATGCTGAAGTACAAGCACTTAATAGATTAACTAAAGGTGATAATATATCTCAAGATGTATCAACTCGTTTACGATATATGATACAGGAGGTAGATGGTAATGAAGATAGAGGATTTATTAATAATTATGTAAAGAACAGTTTACTTGCAAGAGATTCCAGAGCTCTTAGAAAGTATGTTCAAACATTCACTCCAGATTTGGAATTGAAATTCAATTTTGTATCTGATATTACTGGTGAACAGGAGGCACTAGATATACCCTTCGGGGTAGGGTTTTTTTACCCTTCCGAGTAGTTATTCAGCACAACTACATTCTCAGATTTGGGAAATGGTTAACTATGGTAATGGATTTACTTGGTCAGAAGTTTACTTCATGCCA